CTTACAACGCGTGAAATCAAAGCGACAGAAGCGGTACTGGAGCGCATATACGACGCTGCGTATCTAGGTTTAAAAGAAGATTCGTTGGCGTTAGCAGCAGGGTTGTTACCTGTAGAGTACCGGCTCTTGAAACAGCATGACAAAATGGCCGAAATTGCCGAACTCAAGGGACGCGCTGATAGTGAGCGTGAGCACAGCCAGCACATGTTAAACGCTGCGCGTAATGGGGACGCTAAGGCGGCGCTAGAGATACTGAAGCACACGCATGGTTGGGTCGCCAAGCAAGCCGTTAGTATTGAGGTGGACCAGCGCATCAGCGTGATTGACGCGTTAAGAGCAGCAGAGACGAGAGTCGATGAAGGTAAAGTGATTGACGTAACGCCACCAAGTGAAAAGCTAACCCATGCAAAAGCCGATATACAGTCCGGAAGACGAGCAACTGCTGATGACGCGGTTGTGGTCCCCCGCGATTAAAGACGACCCCGAAGCGTTTGTACTGTTTGCTTTCCCGTGGGGACAAGAGAACACGCCGCTAGTTAAGTACAGCGGACCGCGCATGTGGCAGCGTCAGGTGCTGCGCGACATCAAGGCGCACATACAAAAGAACAAAGGTCAGGTCGATATGGACACGCTGCGAGAGGCAGTCAGTTCAGGTCGAGGGATCGGTAAGTCGGCGCTGGTGAGTTGGCTGATCATGTGGATGCTGTCTACACGGATAGGGTCAAGCGTGATCGTAAGCGCGAACAGTGAGGCGCAGCTACGGTCGGTGACCTGGGGCGAGCTGACTAAGTGGTCGACGATGATCATCAACGCGCACTGGTGGGAGATCAGCGCAACTAAGCTGCAACCGGCTAAGTGGCTGTGCGACATTGTGGAGCGTGACCTGAGGAAGGGTACGCGGTACTGGGCGGCAGAGGGTAAGCTGTGGTCAGAGGAGAACCCTGACAGCTACGCGGGGGTGCACAACCACGATGGGATGATGTTGATCTTTGATGAGGCAAGCGGGATACCAGACCCGATATGGTCGGTGGGGGCGGGGTTCTTTACAGAGAACATATTAGATAGGTACTGGCTGGCGTTCAGTAACCCGCGACGCAACACGGGGTACTTCTTTGAGTGCTTCCACGCCAAGCGTGACTTTTGGCGCACACGCCAAGTAGACGCAAGGACAGTAGAGGATACGGACAAGCAGGTCTATAAGCAAATTATTGATGAGTATGGTGAGGATTCAAGCCAAGCACGGGTGGAGGTGTATGGTGAGTTTCCATCAAGTGGTGACGATCAGTTCATCTCATCAACGCACGTCGCAGACGCGGCGGCGCGGCCACGGTACAAGGATGAGACAGCACCGATCATTATTGGTGTGGACCCCGCGCGGGGTGGTGCGGACTCGACAGTGATCGTGGTGCGTCAAGGGCGCGACCTCACGGCGATCCATCGCTACCATGGCGAGGATACGATGACGATCGTAGGGCGCGTGATCGATGCGATCGAGCAGTACAAGCCAACGCTCGTGGTGCTCGATGAGGGTGGGCTAGGGTACGGTATATTAGATAGGCTGCACGAGCAGCGCTACAAGGTCGTGCGAGGGGTGAACTTTGGTTGGAAGGCGAAGAACCCTATTATGTACGGCAACAAGCGCGCGGAACTATGGGGCGCGATGAAGGATTGGCTTAAGACGGCGTCGATACCTAACGATAGAGCGCTGAAGTCTGATCTAGTTGGGCCTACCATAAAACCTAATTCGTCGGGTACAATTTTCCTCGAAGGCAAAAAGGAAATGAAAGCTAGAGGTTTAGCATCGCCAGACGCTGCGGACGCTTTAGCGGTAACGTTTGCATTTCCGGTCGCGCACAGGCAGTATGTTGAAAAGACTACGAACCGTGCGTACAACAGCAATGGTGTAGCAACATCTTGGATGGGCGCTTGATGGCAAAGAAAGGTGTGTCATTATCAGTCGGTCGCGGAGAGAAGCTACCTGTGTCTAAGGGCGCAGGGCTAACGGCTAAGGGTCGTGAGAAATACAACCGCGAGACAGGTAGTAACCTTAAGGCACCGGCACCTAACCCTAAGACCGAGGCAGACAAGGGGCGCAAGGCGTCGTTTTGCGCTAGGATGTCTGGCGTTGTTAAGAACGCTAAAGGCGACGCCGAGCGAGCTAAAGCATCACTTAAACGATGGAAGTGCTAATGATGGCTACTAAACCCGGACTATACGCTGCAATTCATGCTAAACGCGAACGCATCGCTGCGGGCAGCGGTGAGAAGATGCGTAAGCCCGGTAGTAAAGGTGCACCTACAGCGAAGGACTTTCGTGACTCGGCAAAGACTGCCAAGAAGCCGATGAAAGGAAAATAATGCCACTTGTTAAATCCACCAGCAAAGAAGCCTTTCGCAAGAACATCAAGGCTGAAGTTAACGCAGGCAAACCTGTCAAGCAGGCTGTTGCAATTGCTTACAATACCCAACGTGCTGCGGCGGCTAAAAGGCCGAGCACTAAACCTATGACGAAGAAAAAGTAATGGCAACGCTTAAGCAAGACCCTACAGGTATTGAAGGCGCGGGTAAAGTATCTGCGCGCGGAGGGCCGGACCAGAAGGACCACCGCGACACGCTACAACTGATGCGCGATCGGTTACGCCAAGCGATCGGCGCGTACTCGGAGAGCCGCGAAGATGAGCTTGACGACCTGCGCTTTATGGCTGGCTCGCCCGACAATCAGTGGCAATGGCCGCAAGATGTGTTGGCAACGCGTGGGTCGGTGCAAGGCCAAACAGTCAATGCAAGACCTTGTTTGACAATAAACAAGCTACCGCAGCACGTTAGGCAAGTGACTAACGAGCAGCGCCAAAACCGGCCAAGCGGCAAGGTCATACCCGTCAATGATCAGGCGGATGTAGAAGTTGCTGAGGTGCTCGATGGCATCGTGCGGCACATTGAGTACATGTCAGATGCTGACGTGGCCTACGATACAGCGTGCGAAAACCAAGTAACTTATGGTGAGGGTTACATTCGTATCCTGACCGAGTATTGCTACGAAGATAGTTTTGATCAAGACATCAAAATTGCCCGCGTACGCAATAGCTTCAGTGTCTACATGGACCCGTTGATTCAAGACCCATGCGGGGCGGACGCTGAGTGGTGCTTTATTACCGAGGACATGCTTAAGGAAGATTACCAGCGCATGTACCCTAACGCTGCACCGCTGTCTTCGATCATGGCGCAAGGTATTGGTGACCAAGACATAAGCCAGTGGATTACGGAAGATACGATCCGTATCGCTGAATACTTCTATATTGCGCACAAACAAGACACGTTGTACCTCTACCCAGGTAATCAATCCGTGTTTAAAGGCTCCACGGAAGACCAGCAACTGAGGGACATGGGGCTTACGCCTATACGCGAGCGTCGTGTAGACCGCAAAAAAGTCATGTGGATGAAAACCAATGGCTTTGAGGTGCTCGAAGAACGCGAATGGGCAGGTAATTGGATTCCGGTTGTACGGGTTGTGGGCAACGAATTTCAAGTTGACGGACGTATTTTCATCTCAGGGATTGTCCGCAACGCTAAAGACGCCCAGCGCATGTACAACTACTGGACAAGCCAAGAAGCTGAGATGTTAGCGCTTGCACCTAAAGCACCATTTATTGGTTACGGCGGTCAGTTTGAGGGTTATGAGTACCAATGGAAGACGGCTAACACCCAAAATTGGCCTTATCTTGAGGTCAACCCTGACGTTACCGACGGTGCGGGGTCCATACTGCCGCTGCCACAGCGTGCAGCACCACCACTGCCGCAAACAGGGCTTATTCAAGCCAAAATGGGCGCGTCAGAAGACATTAAATCGACAACCGGCCAGTACGACGCAAGCCTTGGTCAAGTGTCTAATGAGCGTTCTGGCCGTGCGATTTTGGCAAGGCAAAAAGAGTCTGATAACGGTACGTACCATTATGTAGACAATTTAGCCCGTGCCGTGCGGTATGTGACCCGTCAATTGGTCGATTTGATACCAAAAATCTACGACACGCAACGGATTGCTCGGATTGTTGGTATTGATGGTGAAACCAACATGGTCAAGATCGACCCCACGCAGCAAGAGCCGGTCAAAAAGATCATGGACCAAACAGGCGTGGTGATTGATAAGATTTACAACCCCTCAGTTGGTCGCTACGATGTTGTAGTGACCACAGGCCCAAGCTACATGACCAAGCGCCAAGAAGCGATGGACGCTATGGCGCAAATCTTGCAGGGCAACCCCAACTTATGGGCTGTTGCAGGCGACTTGTTTGTTAAGAACATGGATTGGCCTGGTGCTCAAGAGATGGCAGCACGTCTTCGTAAGACGATTGACCCGCAATTGCTTGCTGATCAAGACAACGATCCTGCACTACAAGCTGCCCAAAAGCAGATTGAAGCTATGGGCGCTGAAATGCAACAAATGCACGATATGCTTATGAACGTCAATCAGTCAATTGAGGCTAGAGACGTTCAAGTACGTGAGTTTGAGGCTAAAATCAAGGCATTTGACGCTGAAACTAAGCGTATTTCAGCC